CGAGGATAGACGCAGCACGGCATGCCTTATAAAAGTCTTCCTCGGTATTGCATTTGCCTCCGTTGATTTCTGTCAAGTTGCAACCTTGCCAACCTGACTTTTTATTGATCTGTGGATACATACCAATCTCCACACATGGATTTGTAGTATGTTCTGTAGATTCAACGAAGACGAAACCCGGTTCGCCAAACTGTTTGACAGATTCCATAATCTTGCCAAACTCTTCTGGTGTAGTCTTATCTCTTACAATGACTGCAGAGTTATTTGATCTACCCCTTTGAGGATTATCCATGAACCAATTTCCAGTCTTAGCATTCATCATCTCCTCGTCATCTGGCGAGAATAGACAAATAGTTGCTGATCTACGAACACCGCCTGATAATACAGCGTCAGCTGCATGCATGGTAATGTCGTAAGCAGTTATAGGTTTAAGATCAATTGGTTCTTTCGAGTCTAATACAATACCTTGTAATAAGTGTTCTATTTTATCTAATGACCTACGCAAACCATTTGGCCCAGGTGCTTTAAATCCACCAGATATTTTTGCTCCTTTTGGCCTGATTTGAGATAAGTCAAAGTAAACTCTGCGACCTTCGTATTCTGGAAATTTTCCACCTCCTACGAAGAACGAAGACATAAGCACGTCAAGAGCTGACGCCCAGCCTTCTATAGAGTCTTCTACTATGTAACCTTTCGCTTGTTTATTTCTATTTTGAATTTTTGGTAATTTTTTAATGTGATGTCTTTGAACAGAAAATCCTGCACCGGCTCCACACAGCAAAATGTAAAACACTTCGCCAAAAAATTCAGGTCTATTTACATAAGATGAAGTACAATTGTACATTCTCATCTGATGTTTCATAAGTTGCTCGCCTCCAAACTGCAAGGCGCGCTGAGCTCCGAGAACTCGTTGTTCTTTATAAGCAGTACGTGCTTCTTCTAAAAATGGTTGTAACGTATTATTTTGTACTTTATAATTATTTTCGTGCATGTCGATTACACGATCTACCGCTTCATCCCATGTTTCATATCTACTTTCGCTTTCTTTAAAACGAGAGTAACCTTCATAAAATTTAGTCTGAGACAAAAAATCCCTTGTGTCAACAATTTGATGCTGCATCTTTTCCTCGTAATTTTCGGTTTAATTTTTTATTGTTATAACTATTATATATTAAAAATCAATCTTTGTAAACAAGTTTTTTCACTCGCCGTCAAAATATTTTTTTATCATTTGTAAGACATCATCGTACTTGGCTATTTCCATCATCTGCTTTTCGAGCTCTTCCATAACTTGTGGATGCTCTCCAATACCTGCAGGTCTATTCATATAAACCTGAGCCGTAGCTTTAGCCATTGCTATCTTTCCTTCTGCATGTTTTTTTAGTGCATGCAACATTTCATTTTCAAAATCATATTCCATTTTATATTATCCTATTTTTGCGTTTACTTTTCTGTGGCCATTCCAAGCCACAAAGCCACCTATTCTTAAAGCCCAATAAGCTAGTTTATTTAATAGATGAAATCCATTTTGTTCTATGTTTATATCACGGAATATTTCATCCGCTTTCTTTTGATCAATAATACCCATAGTTTTCTTTTTATTTGCTTTTAACAATGTTGCATACTTGTACGCGTAGTCATGTACTAAACCACCCATTAATAATACACCTGTTGGTGATAGCCAAGTATGTAAGAATTTTGGAATAGAGGCTCCATCAAATACAAATCCTGCTGGAACTACGTACCACGATCCATCAATTTTAAATGTCCAATCTTCTGCTATTTTCCAAGTACGTACACCTGTAAGCCACATCCATACTGCACCCCAAAAACCTTTACCTGCTGTAGGTATTGCTATTGGTTGTAGCTTTGGCATTTCTTTATATTCAAATCCAATAATTTTTTCTTTACAATCAACACCAAACATATTAACTATAAGACCTATAATAATTAATATTCCAACTACAGTGAATTGCCACCAAGTAACAAGTTGATCTATTATGAATTCCATTACTTTTTCTCCTCTTTTGGTTTCACGGCTTTTTCATAATATAGTATAATTTCGTTTTGCTGTTCTATATATCTTTTTATTTGCTCAAAATTAATCGCTAAATTTTTAAATGATTGTGGATCTAATCCATATATTACAAATTCTCCCATACCAGCTTTAACTTTCTTTATAACTTCTGGTAAGTTCTTTTCAGTTATTACAGTAACTTTAACACCTAGCATATCTATTGGTTTAACTTTTTGTGCTACAGCAATAGTAGGCATTATAACTTTTTCAACAGTTACAATTTCTTTTTCTGGTTTCCAACTACAACTACTTAGTAGCAGAGTTGATGCCACCAAACATTTTGTTAACCTGTTCATTAATTCTCTTTTCTTGACCTATAGGATCTGCTAAACTATTTTTAATTATATCAGTTTTAGCGAGTAGATTTGAAATCTTTTTATTATTTTCTTCTGCAATAGACAATTTATTATTTAAGTCTTTAGTTAACTTAATTTGCTTTTCCATATTTTCTTTGAGAGCTTTTATTGTGGAATCTTTTGCCTTGACAGCAACTTCGAGTTTAGCATTATTATCTCGTAAAACTGCCATGCGCTGCATAGTGTCATTATATATAAAGTACGCACCATAGCCTATACCACCTAGTATAACTAAGATAAAAACAAAGATGTAAATTCTAGCCATAATTGTCTTCTACGTATTTTCTAAATCTCTTTAGTAATACTGGATGCTTATCTTTACGTCTTCTTTTATCGTGCACTGCAGTTGTTTTAATTCTAGGACCCATGTTCTTAGTGTCTTGAGGAATACCTGCCATCGCTGTAGTCATCATCTCGCTTTTAGCCTGTGCCTGTCTTAAAGCTTCTGGAGAAGGTGCACCTTTTTCGCCTTTCTTGCGCATACGCTCTCCGCGTTTACGCTTCATATTAATATTATGCCATAGTCCTTTATTTTTTTCTTGTATGTCTTCTTTTTGCATTTCCTTAGTCTTCTTTTTCATTTTATTTATATAAGCTCGGTAGATAGCAGCGGCTCCACTTTTACCAGCCACTTTTGCTCTTTGTTCCATAGCTATGGCAGCTTGTATCTTGTGAGCATGTTTTCTACCTGACTTCTTTATTTTAGCCACTGACGCTTTTGCATCAGCCGGAGTTGCAAACTTCAAGCCATGAATCGTACCTTTTGGATTCTCATCTGTATATAAGTCACTATGTTTATCCGAACCTGCTGGTTGTCCTTTTTTTCTTGGTATTCTTTTTGTAGCTTCCATCATATCTGTTTTTACGCTTTTGCCAGATTGTTTTATAACTTTTAAAGGATTGCCAACTAAACGTTCATATTTTTTAGCAGCCGCTTTTGCTTTTGCTTCAGAACTGTGCATGCTAAAAATGTATCTTGTTTTTGGCGCACTTGGTTGTACTACCATGTGAGTGTACGGCTTTACTTTAGAACCTGTTTGTCTGCCTGCTACTCTCATTGTCCATTTCCTCCAGAACCATTCCCACCGTTTCCATTCCCACCATTTCCATTTCCGTTACCATTGCCATTGCCGTTTCCATTACTACCATTTCCGTTGCCATTACCATTTTTCTTCGGTTTCTTTTCAATAGCAAGATTTAAGTATGGTCTAAATCTCATAAGTCTTACGCCTTTTTTTGGCACGCATGATTTAGTTTTTTTATCGTACTTGTAACCGGGGGGACACTTCATCTTAATAGTTCTCCTACAGTTACGTACACTTGTCTATTAGTATTAACATGAGTCGCTTCATATATGTCTACACCAAAAACTTCTCCAACCGGAAAAGACTTATCAGATATTCTTACTTGATCTTTTGGCCAGACAAGCTCATCACACGTTTTGTTTAATAGTTTAGGAGTTGAAACTTTGTATATCCCAGGAGTTAACTGCTTATCATCTAATAAAAACCATTCATTCTTTTCGTTTAAAAAATCTAATAAGTCTACATTTAATTCTTGACAGATTTTTTCTAAGCCTTTTGTTCCGACTTTTTCTTTAATGAGATAGAGCGCGCTCGCAAAAGATCCGAGTTTAGTTCCACCTCCTGGAATTTTTGCAACGAGCCTTTTGATGTTAGCAGCAAGGCGAATAAAAGGAGTGTAAGCAGACTTTTTTTCTTCATTGTCGAGTCTTACCTTCTTAATTCTCTTTCCATTTTCATCTATGATACCTAATTTATACGCGTCCCAGTCTTTCCAGTCCATGACCATCATACGTATAAATCGAAACGTATATCCTAGATCTGCTGCTTGTTTTAAAAAACCCATTAAACTTTCCTTAACACGTTAACTACATCAGGGTCCATTGTTATTCCAGTGTACTGATCATTTTTAATATAATTTAAGAATATCAAAAATGGTTTTATAACTGGCCAATGGCTATCATCTAATTTAAACTCTAGAATATTTAGAGCAGCTTCAATACCGAAGACATTAAAAACCACTATCAAATGATTAAGAATTAGTCTTTCAGGCAACTCATCAGTTTCTAAATAACGATTCAATAATCTTTTAATATACTTAAACCTTTTTAAATCTTCTTGAAACTCGTCTGCATCAACTAGTTTATTAGTCCTGTAATGCTTAGCCGCGTATAAGAAAAGGTTCTTATCATTTAACTCTTTAAATCTTAACATAAAATTATATATTAAGATTTAAACGACTTCTTTTAGTTCCTCTATCAAATCAGCTTTATTTTTTCTTCTATCAAGTTCGATACCGTGTTCTCTACCAAGAGCTTCAAGTTCTAACTTAGTCATCGAATCCAAATCAGTGGCTTCATCTCCGAACCATTCTTCTTTAGCTTCTTCAGCTGTGGTAGGTGATTCGGTTAAAGTTTGTATTTCCGGCTCAATACCAAAGAATTCATCTATCTGAGACTTTGATATTTTTTGAGCTACTAGTAGCTCTCCAGTTCTTTTATTCTTCCAACCTTGTGGAGTTGGTATCGCGCCTTTAGCCCAATTTGGTGGTTTTATAGCCATTATATTAGTCCTTTTTCTTTATTACTTTATTTACTGCATCTAACAGTTCATTCATGGTTTTTCCAAATATACCATATTTGTCGTCGATTACGCTTTCCATTTTAGCTGTTGGATCTTTTATAGAAGTTGCACTTGGCTTGATATTTCTATCGCCGCTTGCCACGTTATCTCCGCTAGATCTCTTTTTAGATTGCTTCATCTTTTTATCAGCTTTAGCTTTTTCATTATCGTCTATAGACTTCTTGATGTCTAAATCTGCTCCGGATTTAATTTTATCTTGAGCACCTTTAACCATATCCATAGCTCCTTTGGAAGATTGACTCTTATCAAGCATACCTTCTGGTGTAGTAGCACTCTTATAATGCGCTGCTCTGTCGCCTTCGAGAACAGAAATTAATTTTTCTCTAAAAGTCATAGTGCTTTCCTTTTTAACATCATCTTTAATGTCTTTAGTTAATGTTTTAACTTGACCGCTATGAGTAGCAACGGCTTTCTTTAATCCTTTGATTACTCCTTTAACAGTCTTAACATCTTTCTTGTCAAGTGCTTCTTTTTTAGTATCGCTAGTTATAGCTTTTGCTGTATCTTTTTTCATAGTTACCGGATGAGTCTTTCCACCAAAGTTGAAATTTTTCTTACCGGCTTTTGCGGCTGCAGCTGCTGCGCCATGAAAGGCGGTTCTTTCATTTGCTGGAATATCTTCAGGTATATGATACTTGAAATTTTCTTCCATTTTTTTCTCCTTTACATCCATACGTGAGTTACGTAGGTTCCTATAGCTGCGGCTACTGCCACATATACTACTTTATTTATAATGCTAACAGTTCTTGAATTATCATCAACTGTTTTTTGAATTTCGTCTAACTTAACAGAAAGTTTATTTAATCTTTCTCTCATGTTTTCGTGATCGTCTTGTAGTGCTATGATTTTCTCCTCTGCTCTTGCTAAAGAAATCATAGCGTCGGCGAGCTTATCTATCTTTTGCTCTATCCTATCAAGTCTTGATTCAGTTGTCTCGCTTTGAGCCATATTACTGTAATCCCTTAATATTTGTTCTATGAGGTCTTTGTCCATAAATATATTTATGCGATGTCAAAATATTGACACCATAGAAAACTTGACTATACTTTTCTGTCAGGTTTTTGACACTCATTTTCCTTGACCTCTGTATCTTTTAAAATTTCTCTTCTTACTTTTATTCATTGTTGAAGTTATAGGTTTACGACCAATTGATGTACCTTTTTTAACAGGTTCATGTATCGTAACACTTTTAAATAACTTCGCCATTACTCAGCTTTCCATATTGTCCATATACCATAAGCAATTGCAAGTCCTGCAGCAATCTTTGCTAGTGGTGATAAAAATAAAATCATTAAACCAAGAGCGATACATACTGCACCGTCCATTGATGTTCTTTCTTTAATTCTTTCGTTTATCCAATGTTTAATCATTAGTTGTCCACCTTTGCTCCTGCTCGCCATTGGAAACACGACCAATAACGTGCTTTATGTTTCGGACCTGGGTTGTCGCAATTATGTCTTGCACGAAATGATTTTCTTCTTGCTGGATCATCTCTCTTAATACTCATATTAGGATCACCAAATCTTACAACTACTACTTTACCACTTGGTCCTTTTACGTATACTTTAAATTTTTTATTTGGGTTTTCAGAAGTTCTAATAGGATCATTTAATTTAACTGTCTTTCCTTGATATTCCGCTTCTGTGATTTCTAAATTGTCATACAGATCACTGGTTTCACATATGTCATCTATCCATTCTTCTTTAAATTTTTTAAATTTATCCAAACTCATGACCTGCTATCCTTTTCATTTGTTTGTTAAACTCGGCTTGCCCGGGTTTAGTCTTATATAATTTTTTTGTAAGGCTGCTATCTTTCTTGCCTTTAATTCTATATTTAAATCCTTTTGCTTTATGTTCAGGATCTGTAGTTTTTACGAGTCTTCTTTTGTATTGAGCTTCATAAGACTCCGGACCTTTTGGTGCATCTGTACCTTCTTTCTGGCCGGGTGTAATTTTCTTCATAAGCTTTACAGATTCAGGTGTACCGTAATCATACATATACTCTGCAACTTCTCTACCTTGTGCCTTTTGTCTGAATGCTTTTCTTACTTTAGCTTTTTCTATTCTATCAACATCTTTTATCAATGATGGCTGCTTTACAATCTTACGTAATTGTTGTTTTAGTTCACCGGGAGTTTTAGCTTTCATATACATAACTGGTAAACCTTCAATCTCTACTTTAAAGTTTGTATTTTCTTTATTTAGAGCTCGCTTAGCAAGTGCCATTTTAGTATCATCGCGTTTTGCAACTGTAGTTAATATCTTTGCTTTTCTATTAATTTCTTTTGCACGTTTTCCTGTAGTTCTGAACATGTCAGGCTTAGCCTTAGTGCTTGGTCCAACTAAAGCTCTTTGTAATTTTGCCTTCGTTCTTAATTTCATTGAAAGCTCGGCAAATGATTTTGGTCTATTACTTTGGCCAAATAATTTAATAGTGTTTCCTGCAAGTTTTGCTTCTTGAGGTCCACGCTTGGCATCAAGATATGCTGCAATCGCCATCTCTCTTCTTTTCTTTTCGCTCTTACCTTTGAACTGCGGTGCCTTTGACTTTTTAAAGTCTTTGATGTAGGAACCTATTCCGTCTTTTGGATCTAGTGGCATTTCTTATCCTTTATGGTTTCTTTGGAAACTTCATTAATGATGGCTGGACGTTTTTAATTTTACCTGCATCTTTAGCAGTTTCATGTGCTTCACCAGTGGCCTTATGAGCTGCGGCAGCAGCACTCTTATATTGCTTTGAATCGCCACCATGTTTTTTATGCGCATCAGCAGCTTCTCTATGTTTTGTTGCCGCTTGATGATGTTCATCAGATGCAAAATCGTGATCAGAGCTTCCACCATTTGTAGACTCACGCTCATGAGCACCACCATGGTCGTCATGCACTGTTGCCATTTTTTTATGATAATCGACAGTTTCATTAATTGAACCCATGCTTTCTCTTAATTCAAAAAAATCTTTCATTTTTTTATCCCTTCATAAATTTCTGAATTGAATATTTCGGTGTTGTTGCAGGACTTGCCATCTTACCTAATACTGCAGTCACATAAAAATGATCTGCTCTTTTTTGATATAATTTTTCTATTTCTTTAGTAGATGAAACCTTTGCACCTTTCTTCATCATTGCTTGTGTATCTTTTGCAAGTTTATTTCGTGCATTTAAGAATTTGTTTATGTTTTTCATTTCACTCTTATCAGCATAAACTTTCAATACATTGCCTGCAAATTCTGGTTCACCGTCCATTTCAATATCAGCATCTTCCATTAAGGCACCAAACGTATATTGTGTTTCTCGTTCATAAGCGATATCGACTTTACTAGGATTTTTAATTCCTTCAAACTTTATAAAGAACGTACCAAACTGATCTTCATTCATTTGTTTTCTTAGTTGAAAGAAATCTCTCATTATTATCTCCTACTTAGCATCCACTGCTGTCTTCATAGCTTTCATTAGATTATTCATATCTTTTTTAAGAACCTGAATATACCTACCTCTTTCACCATAATTGATTTGATAACCTATACCACCTTTAAGACGAGTCTTTGTGATCTGTATTCCAAACTTATCATAGACGTCTTCACCTTCTTCGATCTTTTCAGGGTGTAATACCTCGTTAATAGCTCTTCTTAAACTCATTTCATGCTCCCTACTTTTTTCTTAGTGCCAAATTGCTTGGTATCTGCTGGACTAATCATACCTTTCATGCCTGCACCGGGATCAGCTTTACCATGATAGCCTTGAGCAAACCCTGGCTTTAACTTTTTAATCTTACCACCTTTGGCTTTGAAAGCATCAATTGCTTTTTGATGTGCTGCTTTCTCCGCGTCAGACATTGCTTCTTTCATCCTTTTTGGCATCATTTTATTTTTTGCTATGTTAGCTGGATGCATTGGGTGTTTAATACCAAACTTAGATTCTGGATTAGGATCAGCTTTTTTCGGTCTACCTCTTAAATCATTAGGATCAACTATAGTAGCTTCTCTTTTAGCTAATCTTTTTGTAGCCCTATCAATACCGCGTACTCTCATAGCAGCTTTTCTTTCAGGACTTTTCTTATAGTCTTGATCGGGCCCGCCTAATCGACTTATTGCATCTGCGGTACCTTGCTGTTGACCTTTATGATACATATCTCTTGAAGCCTTGCCAATATATTTTGTTGCAAGATTCTTTGATATTTCTTTTACTGTGCTCTCCGATTTAGTGTGCAACTTCAGTTTCGGAAACTTATGCTTAGGTTGACCTGTCTTAAATTTTCCAGCGTCTTTAGTTGTTCCAATAGCTGTCTGACTTAATGAATGAGCATCTTTAGCAGCTT